CCCAATACCCATTCCTGGAGGTGGCATATTATCACTTGGTTTACCAACTTTAGTTGGTTTAAGAAAGTCTGGTATTTCAGGTGGTTGATTAGGACGCATATCACCACGTCGCGCATCTTCTACTTCTCTTAAACGAGTACTTAGGTCTGCCGTAGCATTACGCATAAAATCAACACTTGCGTGAGACGGTGCTGGTCCGTGTGGATTACCACCAAATGAAACAGATGTTGGTCTATCATTTGGTACAGGTACCGGTCTAACAACTGAATTAAAATCACGTTGTGCCATTCTGTCATTCATACTTGTGTCTGGTTTAGATAAAGAACTTTTTACAAGTTCAGATGCTTGTTTAACAACAATCTCATTAAATTGTTTTTTAACACCCATAATATTTCCTTTATTAATTTTTGATAAATCAAGAGTTTTAAATACTTTTTTCATTGTATCAATAACTATACCTATAACTTGGTCTTTTTGCTGCTTTGTAAGATTATTCATATTATTAGCCATAGTAACATGTTTATAAAGTATGGTTGTATTATCTCGAGATAAAAAGTCGTTTGAAACAAAACTTTCTGTCATTATTATGAAAAGATATATTTCTTTAATGTATAAACGTACAATTCACGGGTAACCGTGAATAATATTAATGTTTTAATAAAGCACTCGATATTATATATTTTTTGATAAATATTAATAATATTAATATAACAACAGATGCTGAACCAAATATTATAACTATATTTGTTATTTTTTTTGCGTCTGCTGCCTTATCTGCTGCTGCCTTATCTGCTGCTGGCTTATCTGCTGCTGCCTTATCTGCTGCTGCCTTATCTGCTGCTGCCTTATCTGCTGCTGCCTTATCTGCTGCTGCCTTATCTGCATCAGATTGACCTGCAGGTGCGGTTGGAATAGTTTGTTTATCGTTAGTAGATATACTACATCCTTGTTTAAAATATGCTTGACTGTCGTTATATACTTGCACGTTTTTAACATTCATTATTTCTAAACATCCAATTGAATTAACTTGGTCTGGCACATATGAACCGGTCGCTGAACATTTTATATCTAAAAAATTTACAATATCTTTTGGTGCAATAGATGTATTTACTCCAGCATCATATGCAGTGGCTAGAATTTGATTACTCGTTGTTAAATTTGAATTATTATTAAGTGTAGAATTTATGCAATTACAGTCATTATATTCATTTGTTTCTTGGGTTGCATCTATATGATATCTGCCATATGCATTAAAATATGTTTTAAATTGGTTAGATATAAAATCATCTGTATAGTTTTTTTTATTTTCTGGGTCTAACTTTGTTTTTAATTTAATAAAGTCATTGTCTCCATTTCCTAATTTAAATATATCCGACATCATCATACGTTCATTTTTAACTCTTTTGCAAAACATACAATTATCAGTTACAGAATTATTCATATCTAAACCACCATATATATACTCGCAACCATTTGGAGCTGCACTCGCTTTATAATCTCCCCTTTTATATTTGTCAATAGTTTCAGTAGGTGGAATATTAATATTAACAGGGCTGTATTCAAAATTACCGACTATCATATTATTATTTGACGTCGGTAATGATATTTTCATAGTCATATTATTAGTACAATATCCGCGCTTGTGTAATAATTTAGTATATCGTTCGTCTGTATATTTATCATATAAATATCCCTCATCGTAATTTAAATTAGTACCAGTGTTATTACCTAGCGCCCAATTATTTACAAAGTCTGTTAATTTTGAATTACTATGTAAATCGTGACGATCGTCTGAAATTGTATTTCCCATTATTATATTATTATAGAAAAAATCTATAATAATATAATATGGGTTTTAATTTATACGATTTTTTTTGTGGACAAAGTCCAAATAAAACATCTATCACTAATGCAATTAAATTACAATTTGAGAATACTTTAAATTCACAAGTAAGTTCTACAGTCAATACAGTAAATGATATTGTAAATTCTGCTATTATTGGAATTGTAAATAAACAGGATTTTAAAACTACCGATGACACTGGTAATGCAATAGAATTGAACGTTGACGGGTTAAATGTTAGTCATGGTTCCAGTGTTAACATTGATATTGAAAGTGATATAACAAAATATACTAATGTAATGCAAAAAGCATTCGCTGAACAAAATGTCACAACTAATATGTTAAATAATATTAAAAATGAAATAAAATCGAAAGCTGAAAGTGATATCGTTTTTGCTGCACAATTAGCAGCACAAAGTAATCTTTCTAACAAAGACTCAAGTCAGACAAGCGGTGAACTTAATAATGTAATAAATAAAATTGCCGGTTTATTTAATTATGATAAAAATGACACAACCATAAATAACAGCCTTAATGAAGAATTTAAAAATACAATATATAATAATATTACAAATATAACGTCAACCGATGATTTAATAAAAAACTTATTTAATACTGATAATGAAAGTGATGACAACACTAACTTGCATACGAAATTAAGTGCTACTACATTAATAAATATAAGAAATATAACAGCTGATAAAAATAGTACTGTTAATATTGCTACGAAAAATATTAATAATATATTTTCAACAACAATTATGAAACATATATTTAAATCTAGTGTTCTAAGTAGTGCTGAAACTACTATTGACCAAAAAATTAGTAATACAATTAACTCCGCAATTAAAGAACAAGTTAAAATAGACGCGACAATGTCAACCACAAATACGAAAGAAGAAAAAACCACTTCATTAATTGATTCATTATTCAATATGATAATATATGTTGGGGTTGGTATAGTAGTTTTAATAATAGTAATGGTAATAGCGGGTGCATTTGTTATTATAATGAAAAAGAAAAATGCATCTATAAATGCAGGTGCTGCTGAAAATGTGGCAGGTAATATGGCAAGTACTGCTGCAAATGTGGCAGGTAACGTGGCAAGTACTGCTGCAAATGTGGCAGGTAACGTGGCAAGTACTGCTGCAAATGTGGCAGGTAATATGGCAGGTACTGCTGCAAATGTGGCAGGTAACGTGGCAAGTACTGCTGCAAATGTGGCAAGTAATGTGGCAAGTAATGCAGTCACAAATGCGATTGCTAAAAGTTCAAAAGTAACGTCTGCAATTAGAAGAATACCTGGACTACCTAAATTTTAAATCTATATTATTATATAATGGATGATTTTGTAAATCAATTTAATGCAATATATAATGATAAATGTTCACAATATGATAATTTACCATCTATCATACCCGCAGTAAAAAGAATAATTGTTATTGGTGATATTCACGGTGATATGAGCAAATTAATAGAATGTTTAAAAATAGCAAAATTAATACGAAAAGACGGTTCAAAGTGGAAGTGGACCGGCAAAGATACTATTGTTGTTCAAGTTGGTGACCAAATAGATAGTTGTAGGAACAATGGGGTGGATAGATGTGATGACCCAAATACATATACACCAGAGAATGATAATCCACAAGATATTGACATATTATATTTTATGACTGAATTACATACAATGGCATCGAAACACGGCGGGGCAGTATATAGTCTAATGGGCAATCACGAATTTATGAATGTAACTGGTGATATGTCATATGTCTCACATAAAAATCTTACACATCTGTCTAATTATAGGACATACGATGGAAATATTATAAAGGATGGAAAAGAAGCTCGTAAATTCATATTCAGCCCAGGAAATGAAATTGCGAATTTCCTTGCTTGTACCCGTAAAGTTGCATTAATTATTGGGAGCAATTTATTTGTCCACGCAGGGATTATCCCAGTTATTGCACACAAATATAAAGTAGAGGAGATTAATATAATAATGTCATTGTTATTATTGAATGAACTTGATAATCCAAAAATATTTAATGATTTATTTATGAATGGTTCAACATCCCCATTATGGACACGAATGTTTGGGTTGAAGATTGATAATTGTATTGAATTATTACAACCATTAAAAGATATTTATAATGTGAACAATATTTATGTTGGTCATACTCCACAAATTAATACCGGAATTATGAGTCAATGCAATAACAGAGTGTGGATGACAGATGTTGGTATGTCTCATTCTTTTGATATGTATTTTCCTAATAATAGAGCAAGAAATGCTCAAGTATTAGAAATATTAAATGATGGGGAAAAGTTTAATATATTAAAGTGATTTTTTTATAAATCCTTTTTATATTTATCCTTATTGCTATCAAATTCCTTCATTGCGTGCTTAAGAGCCTCGTCAACACTAATATCAGGATGGTCTTCTTTAACTTTACGCATAATCTTGCTTGCGACTTTCATAGGGGGAACACCATTGGGGATTTTATATGCGTCAGCAATATGTTTCTTAAACTTTAATAATGCCATAAAGCTGGGATTACCACCTCTATGGCTTCCAGATTTAGATGATTTTTTTGAGGACTTTTTCGAGGACTTTTTCGAGGACTTTTTCGAGGTCTTTTTCGAGGACTTCTTAGAAGACTTCTTTGCACCTCCCTTCATAGATGATTTCTTGGAGGATTTCTTGGATTTCTTAGATGATTTCTTAGACGATTTCTTTGCACCACCTTTTTTCGAAGACTTCTTGGACGATTTCTTTGAGGACTTCTTAGAAGACTTCTTAGAAGACTTCTTAGAAGACTTCTTAGAAGACTTCTTAGAAGACTTCTTAGAAGACTTCTTAGAAGACTTCTTAGCGCCTCCTTTCATAGAGGATTTTTTGGATTTCTTAGACGACTTTTTGGATTTCTTAGACGACTTCTTAGACGATTTCTTTGCACCGCCTTTTTTCGAAGACTTCTTTGATGACTTTTTTGAAGACTTTTTAGCACCACCCTTAAGGAGACGGCGAAGTTCATTCTCAAGTGCTTCAGTTTCAGTTTCAACGCCGCCACCAGTCATAGTGCGACCGCATGTACCTTCTTCCATACCACCACCAGTCATATTCATAGCAGATGTTGCGCTAAATTCAGCAGTTTCTGGTACACCTTCGGATGTTGCACTTAATGTGTTATAATGTTTTCCTTTCTTGGATTTACGAGCACCGCCAGTCATATTAAGAATAGAGGTCGCGCTAAAGGTATCAGTCATTGGAACACCATCAGATGTGGCACTAAATGTGTTCACATGAACGGTGTCATCGACTATTTTAGTTCCACCGACCATATTAACATCACTTGTAAGCATATTAACAAGTTGATTTACTTCATTTGTATTTATTTGGGACATAAAAACATCCGAAGTGGCAGTATTAGCATCTGCCCCACCACGCATATTAACGGGGGAATTAACTGTAAGCCAATCACTTACACCATTGGATACTGTAGATGTAAGAACATCATGCAAATCAGATTTTGCGTATAAATTCGAACTCATATAAACTAATCGAGAAAAAATTATTTTTAAATATATTTTTGTTTAAAATATATTTATCCATATCATTATAATAACATGTACGTAAATATGATTGATAGTTTATTTGATGGGGTTATAAATAAACTCCATACATTCCTTGAAAGCAAAAAAGCTTTTAAAAGATTTGCCGAAGACCAAAACTTTGTAAAGTATATGAATGATATTGTTGAAATGATAAGATTATTTATTAATGAAATAAATATGAAAGAAATAGAAACATTGATAGCCAGCAAAAGCCACGTAAAATATATAGTAGAAGTTATTAAGAGATATTGTGCTTTTTATATCTATCTTGGTATTGCATTTTATTACAAAGGTGATAGGGATTTATATATAACTAATATCATCGAAACAAGCAAAAATGTTAAAGATGGTACTTTTAGTATTAGTAATTTTTATAATAGTGAAAATAATGCAAAAATTATAACAATGTATACTATTGTAAAAGATATTATAAAATTAAAGGAATATAAAACCATTGAACGTGTTAAAATTATCCTTAATAATGAACCAATCCGTTTTGGTAATACAATTAGTCTTCTTAATAGCATTGGGGAAGATTATTTCAATACCTACTTTATGGTTGATGATAATTTTCACAATGTATTAAAAACTCTTATTTTTAGACAAATTTATTTATTGGAGGAAAAGAATGAAATTATTAAATTATTAGAAGAGTCTGAACTCCAAGAAGCTGAATATAAATATATTGATATTGTTGTTTCAAAAGAAGAAAAATTAATTGATTTTACTTTTCTTCAAAATATTATTCAACAAGGTTTAAGTCGGTCCGAATTATTTAAATCCAATCTTGCTAATGAATATTATGAATTTTTAGAAGACCATAAAAAAGAGCAAGAATTGCGTATTATTGGGAACACAAAGATGATAGACTTTCTTCTCACCAATAGGATACTTATTCCTATTTCAGATGATTTCCTTCGTTATCACAAAAACACCGAAAAATATGACAAGGATATAACCGGTGAATTGAAAGAACGTGATGCAACTAAGATTAAATATATTATGAATAAAATGAATAAAGTGATGAATATGTATTCAAATATTTATGAGAAAAATCAAAAATTAAAACTAGAAGCAATGAATCTATTTTATAAATCCTTGGAATATAAAGATGCCATTCTATATAACGATTTGGAAGAAATTAAAATTGTGACAAAATTAAGTGCAAGTGAAAACACAACTGATTTGGATTATTTAGTTGATTTAGAAAATATGCGTAGTTATGCTTATCTTAATTATAAAGATTTTAGTAAGGATGGTTTTAGATTCCGTCCTTCGATTCCTACTCAGGCAGTCCGTATGTCCAATATCAAACATAAAACACCAAAAAATAGACCGCTTGAATTAAGAGTGGGACACGGTGATTTACCACTTAATATTGTAGGGTTGATTTTTAATCCAACAGGTAAGATGTTAGAATGTTTAGATGTAGAAAACCTTAAAAGTATTAGGGATATAAATAAAAATGGTTATGATGCTCTTATACAATTAATGGAGGATAATAAAAAATCAAATAATTTATATTATTGGTTATTTGATACAAAATTGGATAAAGTAAAATTAGAACAATATAAGAATGTTAGTTCATTAGATGGGATGAGAATAGTGGAAAATACTGTGGCTGAAATATTTAATAATTATATGGATATCACAAGAAATACTATTTTCTCAGAATTAAGAAAAAAGAAACCAGATAATATGTATGACGCAATGAAAATCATTAGAAGACATCAAGCATCTTATCGTTATACGGTTAATATCCCGGTTGATTTTAATTATGAATTATTGGGAAAATATATGGATACAGTAAAAGATATAAAAGTTAAAGAGCCAAAAGAAAAAGAAAAGGATATATTTAAGATTCCAATTACCGATTATATTAAGAAGAAAGATGATACGGTTGTTTTGGGATTAAAGGAAATTGATATCAATCTAGAAAGCATCACCACACAACCTATTTGCAATCACTATATTAGATGGATGCAGTTAGGTAAAATATCTAGAAAGAATGATGAAGAATTAAATCAAGCTATATTTGATTTTGTTAAACAATATGTTAAAACAAATGAAAAGGGCGAGTATGAATGCAAGAGTTGCTCAGAATTATTGGATTTGAAGAAATATGTATATGAAGGAACCTATGTTGCTGAGTTGGATACTTTTCTTACAACTAACCTTGCAGTTAACAGTAAATTAGAATCAATTCCCAAATATGCTAAATATACCCGTTCAATAAGAAATATAGAAAAGAATATTGAGAAATTATGTTATGCTATGAATTTATCTTATTATATTGGTAATACGCCAACTATTAAATTAAGACGCAAAATGATTATTAAAGATGTCATTGATATGGTTCTCATCCATACAGAATATCTTAAAAATCAACCAAAAGATAGAGTTGAAAAAGCAGTTGCAACTTATAATATCCATAAAGACCTTACTAATTTGTTCTTTTTTGAATTAAAAGATGAAATTTTCCTTACTAGTTCAACAGATACCGATTATTATAAACTTATTAAATATAATAATATTATTGCCTATATCATACTTATGTTAATTGCTGATATTAATATTGGGCAAATTATTAGTTTTAAGGATGATAAACGTTGTAATTTCTTTATTTATTCGCAAATTGGTACTACAATATTTAGCAATTTATATCTCCGTCTTAATGAAAAAGAAAAGATTGCCATTAGTAATATTCCATTGTTAGCCTATGTAATTTATTATTTCGCTTGTGTTGTTTCTAATAACTATATTTGGCTTTGGAATAGTGCAAATAAGAGTGAAAGTGTTATTAATGTCCAGAAGATTATTATCCATACAATGGTAGACCTTCTCAATACGATGATAGAGGCAAATATGGGTAAGGACAAGAATTTTCAATATGAATTAATTGTTAATCGTCTTATGCACAAAATTAAGAATACCTATATGGATATGAATGCCTATAATATGATTGATGAACAGATGAAACAAAAGATAAGAGTAGATAGTACTACTAATAAAATAAGTTATGTAACTAAGAAAGAAAAGATTATTGATTTGAACAATAATGATGTCGAATTTAAACCCATTATTCATAGTTCTGTTAAATGTTTATCAAAAGAAGATAAATTAGAAAAAGTAGAACATACTAAATTTGATTATGATATTGATATATTTACCAACTGTCCCGATGGTAAATTCCACGAATGGGATTATAAGAACAAGGGGATTGTATGTAATTTATGTGGGGCGCATTATAGTGATTTAATAAAAGAAAAACATCATAGTAGCGGGAATATTAGCCGTGTCAATATGGTTAAGAGTTTATATTTAAGAAAGTTGGCGAATACTTACTGCATTTCGGGTGAGATGCATGATATTGATATCAATACTAATATTTGCTCTAGATGTAAGATTAATGTAGCCAAACACGAATATACATCAGAAGAATTATTTAAATTAGAGAAGAACTTGAAAAAATTAAATGAACATAAGGCGATTACCCAATTAAATAACATTAAGAAACATTTTGAGAAAATAGAAAGGAAACGCGAACACGATATGAAGATTATGGTAACATTAAATGAACGCTATAATAAATATACAAACGGTAAAATTGTAAACTATATTGATGATTTTATTGATATGATGATATTAAACGTAGGGACAAAAATAAAGTCAGAAGGGATTGCCGTTCATCTGAAGGACACAACTTATATCGTAAAAAATGACTATCTCGGTAATAGTATTAAAAATGCAATTGTTATTATGTCAAGTGAAGAGAAAATACAATATATGAACGAGCATCTATTTTATAAACGTAATGTATTATTTTATCACGAT